TGGCTCGATCAGTCATCCCCTTATGGAAGACTTGGCGATTATCGAGTCAGCACGGATCAACCCACAGCTACTTGGAAACCAGAAAATAGTAAAAGGTATCGCATGACCAAAGCGCAGAAGGCGGAGATCGAGGAGTTACGACGCCAAGCTGAGGTCAAGACAGCTGAAAAATATACGCAGGCCGCACAGCGAGCGCAGTCCATTTGGGATCGTGCTGAGGATTGTGTGAAACATGAATACCTGGAGAACAAACAAGTGCTATCGTATGGCTTAAAAAAGGACACGCACAACAACTTAGTGATCCCGATGAAGGATGGTCAAGGCACTATCGTTGGGTTGCAGTTCATCGCCGCCGATGGCACTAAGCGTTTTCTCACTGGTTCTAAAAAAAGCGGTAGCTTTTTTCTGCTCGGCAGAGAGATCTTCAATAGTTCGGATACGCTTAATTATGCCGAAGGCTATGCGACCGCAGCGTCGATTTATGCAGATAGATCACAGCCGGTAGTAGTGGCCTTTGATGCGTTTAATCTATCGCCAGTGGCTGAGGTGATGTATAAATACTTTCCACATCACAAACACATCTTTGTTGCTGATAACGATGATAGTAAAACAGGTGAGCGCGAGGCAAAGAAAGCGGCAGCTTATATTAAGAAAGTTGGTGGTTATGCCGAGATTCAAATGCCTGAGAGCAAGGGCGACTATAATGACCACAAGAACGAAGTTGCAGTCGTCGAAGGCGAAGTGGTCATGCAGAGTGTCGATGTGCCGGTGGAGTTTGACTTTGTCAGATCTGCAAGCGGCCGCTTCTTGAACACCAAAGACAATATTGGTGGAGTGCTGGCAACGCACGGTGTTGATGTACGCTACAATGTGATTAAGAAAAAAATGGAGATAGATATACCAGATATGACTTTCATCGCTGACATGCAAGAGGAGGCCAGCCTGATTGAGATTGAAAATCGGTGTATTAATATGGGTATACCACACACTAAAGTGCGTGACTATTTAAAGGTGTTAGCACGCGAATACAACCCGGTCAAAGAATGGATAGAGAGCGAGCCGTGGGATGGAGTCGATAGACTGCCAGACTTTTTGGACTCGTTGACAACGGAGGAGTCGGCGCAGTTACGCGATATGTTGCTGAAAAAGTGGCTCATATCTTGCGTAGCTGCTGCCTTTGAAAAGAATGGCGTTGAGCTCGAAGGTATCCTCGTGTTGCAGGGCGCTCAAGGACTCGGGAAAACCTTATGGTTTAAGCGACTATGTGATTACAATAAAGGTTGGCTGTTAGAAGGTGCAACGCTGAATCCGTCGGATAAAGACAGCGTTAAGCGGGCGGTTAGCCATTGGATTGTAGAGTTAGGCGAGATCGAGTCGACGTTTAAGAAGTCGGACATCGACCAGCTGAAAGCGTTTGTGACGGCGAAGACGGATGAGCTGAGGTTGCCGTATGATCGGGCGTTTACGACCTATCAGCGCAGGACGGCGTTTTATGCGTCAGTCAATGCACGCGAGTTTTTGACGGACACGTCGGGCAATCGAAGATTTTGGGTGTTGGCAGTGCGCGATATCAATGTTAATCATGGAGTAAACATGCAACAACTATGGGCGCAGGTTAAAGAGACGATGTATGTGCCTGGACAGAAGAATTGGTTTCTCTCACCCGATGAGCGTGAGCTCTTGCAAAACAGCAACGAGCAGTATCGCACGCAGTCGAGTGTGGAGGATCTGATTTTGGAGCATGTGGACTTCGATAGTGAGGATACGAAGCCAGTGCAAATGACTAAATTGTTACGCGATCTTGGCATTAAGGCGCCAAGGATGCCTGACTTCAAAGAAGCAAGTCGGGTGTTACACGATAGAGGCATCGAGCCGCGCCGGTCAAACGGCAAGAAGATCTTTGATCTGGATTACAGCGTAGCTGGAGATGACGATAATTATTCAGATTACTCGAGTAAATTTTGATGATTGAGCCTGCTTTTTTTAATTACGATAGTTGGGGACGGCCCTTGTGAAGTGTTGGTCTTGTCAAACAGAGTTAATCTGGGGTGGAGATCATTCTGGAGAGGATTACGGTAACGAGGATTATCATATTGTAAGTAATTTATCATGTCCCAACTGCGAAGCCTTAGTGCTTGTTTATCATCAAAAAATTGATACAGCAGCAAATTTTGATGATTGAGTCGGTTATCAAGATTATTTTACTGGCAGCTGTTACCTTTTTTGTAGTGTTGGCGGCCTCTATTATTGTGGTCGGTATCGCGGTAATTGTTGTAGATCGCTGTTTTCGATGAGATTTCAAGGGGGAAAAGGGTATAGCACAGGGTATAGTAAAAGTAGCTGTACCCTGTCGCAATCCCTTGCTATGACTGTGTTTCCTATATATAAGGGTATAGTGTATATATATACTATAATAATGTTAAGTATAAGAATACATTCTTACGCGTTACATAATATATATAATAGAAGTGCTATACACTCTACACTGTACACTGATGAGTAAGGGTTCTAAAAGACGGCCAACTAAACAGACGGTTTACAATCGAGAGTGGGAGAGAATATTTAAGAAGAAGGACAAATATGCCAAGACCAAAAAAGAAGACCAGTAAGAAATCACCAGCACCGATTCAATTTGATAAGGACAACGAGCATAGCTTGACTGAGATGCAGGCCAGCTTTGTATGGCACTACACCGAAGGTGCGTGCGGTATGACCGAGGCTGCCAGAAAAGCTGGTTATGAATTTCCGAGCGCGAGCGCAAACAAGCTGTTGAATGGGAAGGACTATCCGAATGTGGTGAAAGCTATCCGGATTAAACAAGATGAGCTAGCGGAGAAATATGCGATCACGCCACAAAAGACAGGTACGATGTTGTGGAAGGTGATGGAGAGCGCATACGAGAAAGGACAATACAACGCTGCTGTGTCAGCGATTAAAGAGCTAAATCAACTTGCTGGTTTGTCTATCAATAGATCTCAGAATATTAATATTAACGCCAACCTGGAGAAGATGAGTCGGGAGCAAATTAAGGAGAGATTAGGACAACTGCTTGGTGCAAATACTGACGACTATTCGCACAAAGATAAGTAGGTCTATAACTGCGTAATCGCCGTCGCCCTTTTTTTACGCCAAAATATCAGAAAAATAAAAAAAACGCCGTAAACTACTGATATACCGTCTTGCTTTGCATGTGCAAACATGTGTTCTTTTGTGCAAACAAGTGCAAATTGTGAGCACAATAGTAACAGGAGTCCCTTGGAAGCGCTTTTTTACAGGGAAAAAGGCATATTAGGGACCCCTACACCCCAATACTGGCCAGCGCGTTTACAGTTGTAGTTATAACTAGGTTTGACACACTGAATCACATGAAAAAATGATTCCTACCCCTCAACTTTACCAACCAACATTTCCTAAGCTACAATCACTACATGGAAACCGACGGCATCAACGCATTAAATCCTGCTCCAGATGTAGGTGGCGTTTTGCCACCACAAATAAATCGACCAGGGCCAGTCATCGACTACCTTACTAGACCGATGGTTCCATCGCCTGCATCAAGGCGTCGCGACACCCTTAAGGGCATAGCTCAATTTTTACCGTTTATCAGCGGTGAATTAGCGAAAGCCGAAGGCGATAAACTTGGCGTCGCTTTATCCGGACTAGATTTTCTAGGTGCAGCTGGCGCACCAGCGAAAGCAGTTGTCAAAAAAGGCATAGACGCTATACCCGACCAAGCCACCAAAAATTTTTCCGATGCTATGAAATCTAAAAACCTAATGTTCGTTCACAACACCTCCGAGGAAGCAATCCGCAGCTTTGATGCTATGGGCGGTTTACCTTCACCCAGTCTAGCAGTAACCGAAAGCGAGATCCCGCTTAAAGGCTTTGGTAAAATTCAACTAATTGGCAAGCCAGAAAAGTTTGATCCAGCCATAGATCCTCGCAACAAAGTATATTCAGCTGACGCCTACACACCTAGAGCGCCAAAGAAACTTCGTTTAGCTAAAGCGGGAGCTGAGTCGAAACTAACTAAAGAGTACGAATCGTTAGCAAAAGAGTATGGTGAACTAGATCAGCTTGAACAAGGCCAATATGCTTTACGCAATCTGCAAAAAGACAATATGTATTACCCAGAAAATCGGCTTGATGAACTTGATAGGTTTTTTGATTCAAACCTTGCAAGAATAAAATTTATGCAAGAAAAGGTTGGAAACTTAGATGATTTTGGACCAGCTTCTCTAAATCAAGAATTTTTAAAAATTGAAAAAGATTTTTACAAATGGGCAAGAAAAGAAAAAGATCGTTTTCTCACCCAAGACGGCGTATTGGAATACTTTGACGATGTTAAAGAAGCCACAGTTACCAAGCCTTACACCCTTGAAAACGCAGTGAATTTTATGATAAAAGAAACGCAACGCGGTGGCGAAGGAGGTATTGGCGCCTATACGCCCGCCAGAATGAAAGCACTTATGTCCAAGGAGCTCAAAGATCTGCCTGATATAAAAGCCGAACGCGGGAGGCTTACTACTTTTCCAGATAGCGCAATGGATTTAGGCATACAAATAGAAGAGCTGTTAAGAGTTAAATACAAATTTCCTGCAACTCTGGATGCAAAATTAACTCCTAAAGGTTCATTTTACGATGAAAATGTCGGCAGTCTTATGCTTAACGACATCGGCATCGCTATTGAAGATGGCAAAAAATTCGACCAAAAATTATTAAAAGATGTTTACAACAAAAACATTGACTTTGACGAGCTAGAAAAATTTACGGGCAATAAGTTTAAATACGACAACCCACCCAAAGGATTCCTAGATGACCTTGAAGATCTATTTATCGAAAACGCTACGCGTAATGTTGAATACTTTGAGGCCAAACCAATCCGAGCTGTTGGCTTTGATGAATTTGCAGGTGCTATTGTGCCCAAAGATACCAGCAAAGATGTGATAGATATTTTAGAAAAACGTGGCTTGAAAGTTATTAAGCAAACTGATGACGACCTTACCGAAGATTTTTTTAAAACTGGCGCTCGGAAACAACATTTCCAAGACCAGATGTTCTCTTTTGCACCCGTCGTTGGTGCTGGTGGAATTGCAGCGCTGTCGATAGATAAAAATACTGAGGATGCAGACGCAGGTCTAGGCTCGTTATAAATTAAGTTTGCAATCGTTTGCAAGTTTTGAGAAACTTTATCAATGCCTATAAATTCTAGAAATAAGGGCGCACAATTTGAACGCGACGTAGCTAAGATTCTTAACGGCTTTTTTGCCGATAACAATATTGATTTCCAAACGAAACGCAATCTAGACCAATACCAACAAAAAGATCTATGCGATCTCGACATACCCTTTCATGCGGTTGAATGTAAATTTTACAAAGAAGGCGAATGGCTAAAAAAAGCCTGGTGGGACCAAGTTTGCAGTGCCAGTAATGGTAGGATCCCTGTCCTGATCTTTAAATTCAACCGCAGACCTATCCGCGTGTGCGTGCCACTGCATGCTATGAATCTTGAGTGGCCACATGAGAACGACAAAATATGTGTTATGGATA